TTGGCTGGAAGCGGATCGACGGCACAAGGCGGTTTCGGACATCTTACAAAGAGATTGCCCGTAAGAACGGGAAGACCACCGAATGCGCCTTGAAGTCAATAGGTCATTTGATCTTAGACAAAGAGCCAGGGGCGCAGGTGTATTTTGCGGCTACAAAGGAGGAACAAGCGAGGATTGGATTTAACGATGTTCAGGAAATTATAAAGGCTTCACCAGACGCAAGGGATATTTTTAAGCTTTACACAAAGTCGGCAACCTACGGTAATTCTTTCATTAAGCCTATTGGCTCAGATTCAAACACTTCCGACGGGTTTGATCCTTCCTATGGGATTATCGACGAGTATCACGCCCATCCTACCAGCGGAATGTTGAACGTACTTGAATCAGGTATGGGGGCAAGGCGGCAACCGATGATCGATATTATTACAACGGCAGGGTTCAACCGTCAATCTCCATGCTATTCTGAGACCCGTCGGAGTTCGATAAATATCCTTGCCGGGATAACTTCAGACGAAAGCCATCTGGCCTTGATCTTTTCGATGGACGAAGGCGATGATTGGGAGGATGAACGTAACTGGTTGAAGCCTAACCCTAATTACGGCATTTCGGTTAAGCCTGAGTTTCTGAGAGATAGGTATCGTAAGGCAAAGAACGAAGGAGGGTCGAAGGAGGTTGATTTTAAGACTAAGAACCTGAACATCTGGACAGACACAGAGCGTACATGGATTCCTGACGATGTATGGATGAAGTGCAATGAGGCTGTAAGTGACGATGATTTGAACGGCGCACCCTGTTACGCTGGCCTTGACCTTGCTTCAACCCGTGATATTTGCGCATTTGTGCTGGTATTTCCTATGTCAGACGGGCGGTATTGTGTTCGACCTTACTTCTTTATCCCTGAACTATCGGCAAAAGAGAGGACAAAGAAAGACGGGGTTAATTACGATACATGGGTTCGTGAAGGATTGATGATCGAGACCCCCGGCAATGTAACTGATTACGATTATATCCGCGATAAAATCAACGAGTTAGGCAAACAGTATGAGATCATGGCAATAGGCTACGACCGATACAATGCTTCGCAGCTGGTTATTAATCTAAAGCAGGACGGGTTCAAGTGTGAGCCGTTCGGGCAGGGGTTCGGGTCCATGAGTGCGCCTACGAAGGAACTTGAACGGCTGGTATATCAGAATCAGATCATGCACGGCGGTAATGCTGTTCTTCGTTGGATGTGTTCTAACGTAATGATCGAAATGAATCCTGCCGCCGATATTAAGATCAGTAAAGCTAAGTCGAGCGAAAAGGTTGACGGTATGGTGGGGCTGGTTATGGCGTTGGGTCAGGCAATGAATGAGGACAAAATAGAAAACAGTTTTGAAGTGACAATGATATGATAATAGCACAAATAGCAACGATCCCGGAGCGTAAGCGAACATTTGAAATTGCTTATGGTAGCTTATCGTGGCAGGTGGATAAGATCCGGTTTTATCCCAATAGCCCTACTGACGGTTGGAAGTTCAAGGGGCTTAACGAGACAGACCTTGATGATACGATCTTGATCTGTGATGATGATATAAAATACCCTGTGAACTTCGCACAGGCGATGAAGGCTGCACTTTCAATCTATGAAGGCATGACTGGAAAGCCTTGTATAGTTACCTGTATGGGTAAGAACCTGAAGGCAAGGCCAATAGAATCATTTTACGGGGATGAGGTTGAATGCTTTAAGACGTTTGAGGAAAACTCAACGCATCGGCTTGTAGAGATTCCTGGTACTTGCGCAATGGCTTTCAAACGCTCGACCTGCCCCGACCTCGATGAGACCTTTTTCCCTTCGATCAACTCTGATATTTGGATGGGCATATATTGCAAACAGCGATCAATCCCCTGTTATGTTATCCCTCATCGCGCGAACTGGTTAACTAACCTTATGCCTTTACTTCCAGCCGATACGCCTTCGGTATTCGACAGATTTAAGGACAATGATAAACACATGACCGATGCAGTCAACAAGTATTTATAAAGTTCTGATCCTTATTCCGGTATACAAGCGGCCTGAAGTGTTTGCTATCTGCGCTAAGTCGCTTCTGTGGTTCAAAACTAAGGTAAAGTCATGGCAAATAGAGGTAGTTTGCGTGCTTTCTCCCGAAGATAAGTACCTGAAAGAGAACGAAAAGACGGCTAAAAAGTACGGATTTAAGGCGGTATATTACAAAAATCTGCCCGTTTCCGACAAGATGAACGCAGCTTTAGAGTACATCGCAACCCATTTAGAGTTCGATTACCTGATGAATTTCGGCTCTGATGATCTTATTCACCCTGATATTGAGATGCTTTACGAGCCTTATTTGAAGCAAAAGTGCAGGTTGTTTGGGGTAAATACGCTGTATTTCACAGAGTTATGCAGTAAAAAAACGATACATTTCGATACCTATGCTACGCATGGCAGCATAGGAGCAGGAAGAATGATCCATTGTTCTATTTTAGAACATTTTCACAGGGATCAGTATCCGATGTATGAGCCGGGGCTTGACTGTGGCCTTGATACCAGTAGCGCGATGACCATAAAGCGCGTATTACAGATACCTGACGTAGTGATCGAGAGCGGAAAGTACCCGTATATCGTTGACATTAAAACAACTACCAACATTAACCAATTCTTTGAGATCGAGAGCCGAAAGGAATGTATTACGGAATCTAACTATCAATATCTTAAACAATTTTATCCAGTATTATGAAGCCATTTACAGAAGATGATTTCAAACAGTTAATGCGGCAGCTGTCTGGGCTGAAGATCAGGGCGATTGAAGAAGGAATAACCGATTTCGGAGTCGTTAACTTCCGACACGATGTAGATAACGACGTTCAGGCATCGGCAGATTTTGCCCTGATGGAAGAAGATTATGGGATTAGATCGACATACTACATCCTCGATACTGCGCCCTATTGGCGTAAGCCAGAAGCTACGCGCTGTATCATGGAGATCGACAACCGTATGCATTACATCGGATGGCATAATAATGCTCTGTCGGTAAGCTTTAAGACAAGCAGGAATATCCAAGAATGCATTGAATCGCCGCTTGCAGAACTACGCCGCCTTGCACCCGTAGTCGGTACAGCTTCGCACGGTGATCCTTTATGCTACGAACATGGGTATCTGAACTACTACGTTTTCAAAGGCACGAAGCATCATGATCGGTTTCCGATGAAGTGCGGATGGTTTCAGTTATCTGATTTCGGCCTAAAGTACGAAGCCTATCACACAGGTCACACGCATTACATATCCGACAGCGGCGGCAAATGGAATCAGGATAATGATAAGGTAATCGCTGACTTTAGAAAGCGGTTATGCCGGGAGGAAAACGTAAAGCTTCAGATATTAATTCACCCTCAATGGTGGCGGTTATAAAAAAAATAATTAAAAATATACAAAAAACGACATGAAAGCATTAGTAGCATATCACGGAACATCGTTTGAAAATGCGTGTCAAATACTCAATTCTGAATATTGGGAGTACCCAATAGAAATATATCTAAAGGGTGAATATGAAGTATATAAAAAGTTGGGAAAAAATGAATATTTACATAAAGAAATAAAACATGAATTAGGTATACATTTTAGCACAAGTCTATCCCACGCAAAAAGTTATGCTATGCAATATCCACATCCAGTTATATTATTCACGCGTTTGTGTATTAATCCTGGGAAGGATATATATATCACACATCGAATACCAATAAAAAACGTGAAATGTATAGATACCTGTGTTGGGGTAAATGCGGTAAATTATGGCAGAATATGCAATATATTATATCTAAAAAAATATGATAATATGAGCATATATGGTAATGATATTAATTACGATCAAGACGCTATATTGATATTATGATTGACATTAAACCTAATGGCTGCTGCGACCGCTGGAAGTTTTATCAAGGCTGGTTGCCGGGGAAGTTGTTAGCCGTTCACGTAATCGGCAAGTCGAAGTGGAATGCTACGGCAAAGAACCGCTGGTACTATTGCTGCAAGAAAGGCTACACATCGAAGCATGACTTTTGGGATGAGTGGAACAACCACTTAGATGATATTTATGCGATTAATACCAGTGCAACACATAGGCAAGGTCGCGAAATGTCAGCAGCTTATCTGCAATATCCGCATAAAAAGACTGTAGATAATCCATGCAAGGATCATCAGTATCACCTTGTAACTGTTTCCGACGATCAAGGCTACTGGGTAGCCTATGCCATTATTCATATTATGGGCAACCTTTGTAATATTTCAACGATCATAGGCCATGCAGCACACTTAAAGAACGGGATAATGTTATTACTCATGCGAGAGATTATCAGTGTTTGTAGCGTTTATAATGTCGTTTTTTTAGATTACGGAGAATGGGAGAGCGGCACGCCAGGGCTTCGATACTGGAAACATTCTGTAGGGTTTGAACCAATGACACTAATGGTATGATTGAAAGGCACTATTTAGAACTTCTGGAAGTCGAAGGCTTTATAAAGCGGTACTTCGATATGTTACCTGATTATAATACTTGCATCGAAACTTATGAAGCTGTAGAGCGACAATACGAACAGGCTTTCCATAAGCGGAAATATAGTGATTATGATACATTCAAGGTTATTTTGGCGCGGTGGAATAAAGCAAAGAAATAAGCACCTTAAATAGCGACATCTTAAATAAGCCCCGGTCAGCAGCCGGGGTTTTTTCTTATATAATAATGTAATTGTTCATTGTTAATAACTATAAATCACAAAGTTAACAATGTTAACTAAACAATTACTTTAACGATATTAAGTTTGTCGCTTAAATTAGCGGCAATTGTATTTTAAGATCGAATTCGGAAAGCCCAGACAAGAAGCGGAGGAACTTCGCCGTACTGTCATTGAAGACCCTGGCATCCCCGTAACAGCAAAGAACATAATTGACGTATTCGGAATAACATCAAGCCGCTCTGGCGTAGATGTAGATCAGGAAACAGCCGTCACGTTTTCAGCCGTATGGGCTTGCGTTCGCATCCTGTCTGAGGCAATGGCATCGCTGCCGCTTAATGTCCATATTCAGGAGGGAAGAAACAAGCGGATATACTTTGAACACCCTGCGCAGCGCATCCTTCACGATGAGCCTTGCGAGATGTACACTTCGTTCTATTGGCGCGAACTGATGATGCAGTCGCTATTGCTTTGGGGCAATGCTTATTCTAAGATCATCCGAGATAAGAAGACCTATAAGCCCCTGTGGCTCGATTACATTCACCCCGGCATCGTGCAGCCTTATCAGGCTATCCGTAGCAACGGTACAAAGACCTTAAAATACAAGGTAATGGTAACCGGGGGTGAGGAAATCATTGACAGCGAAAACATGATCCATGTCGCTGGCCTCGGTTTCGATGGAATACAAGGAAAGTCACCTATTGAAGTAGCTGCCGATGCAGTAGGGTTAGGCATAGCAGCTGAACGCTTTAACTCGGAGTTCTTTAACAACGGGGCATCGTTTAACGGAATCCTTTCGACGGAACAAGCCGTTAAGAAGGAGCAGCTGGATATGGTTGCTGAAAGCTGGAAGAAGCGATACACAGGGGCAGGGAAACGGTGGATGACCCCTGTACTACCTTTCGGATTCAAGTATTCTCCCGTTGGGATCGCGCCTGAGGCTGCTCAGCTGGTAGCGACGCGGAAATTTCAGGTAGAGGAAATCAGCCGCATATACGGCGTACCGCTGCACATGATCAGCGACCTGTCGAAGTCCTCATTCTCGAACATCGAACAGCAATCGATTGAGTATGTAATGCATACACTTCGGCCTTATTGTGTAAGGTTTGAGCAGGAATACAATCGCAAGCTATTGCAGGAAGCCGAAAAAGGAAATGTTTACACGAAGTATAATCTTGAAGGGTTACTGAGGGGTGATAGTGC